AAACATACCACATGCGCCGAACTAGCCCGTTTGTATCGGGAGGGCCACTGGGACCAACTCCGCCCACTAACCCTCGAACACCGAGTCGGCGATATGCAATACGGAGCAGGCGCGCGTCCAGACCTTCAAACCGTCCGCAAGGAACAATTCGAGTTTCCCGATGCCGTCATATTCCGCTACACGAAACGTGACGGTGCTATCCATATCGTTCCCAAAATGCTTGAGATCGAAGGCATTCGCCACTGCTGTTAATCATCGGCAGTCCCACGCAATTATTGGATGAGGGAAAAGCCTTAGACGACTTAGTTATTCTGGGAGACGCCCCATGCTTTGGACGCCAAATTTCCGGTGATCGTTACAGCCCAGATTGGTGCTTAACTGACCCTGGAATGGCTGCAACCAAAAAGAAGACCAAGACGGGTATCGGGGACCAAGACCTGACCGTTCACACGTGCCGATTGCCACTCTCTTCGGGCTGCATCGCCAGCCGATCGCGCAAGGCGTCGATGCATTCCTCCAGGGTCTTGTGGTTGCCCGCGCCGAGCATTCCACAGGTTTTGCACATCCCGGGCGGGATTGCGTCCTCGGGTTTGGGACGCGGCTCATGCTTCACTTGGTGATAGCCGTTGCGGGGCATCGCCGCGATTGTACCGCGCGGCAACGTCCGAAAAAAGAGGGCGCCCGGCAACCAAAGCGAGCGCCCGAAACATCGCGGCCCAAAGGACTCCCGCGAAGATCAGAACGTGTTCTGCAGCAACCCGAACGGGAACGCGGCGCCGCTCCCTCCGAACAGCGGGCTGGAATCGTACCTTGCGAAGCAGAGGTACCCAACTTGTCCGTAATCTGCGTACCGCTCGCGAAGTACCAAAATGGACATATTCATGACCCGTCGGACTAAAAAGCGCCGCATATCCCCGAAAAGAACGGAATTTACCGTGACCGTCGGCGAAGAAGGCGTGAGCTGCAGCGTCGGCATGAAGTTGTTTGTGAGCATCCTGTAGCCGTTGATCGTGTCGGGTTGGCCTGCAATCAAGCTACGTTGCCAGATCATGTTGCCGTACTTGTCTTTAAGTTTTCGCACCGCTTTCCATGTGCTGTCGTGCGCCATGTAGGACGCGCCAGGCCGATACAACACGTCGATGCTGTGTTCGAGGTTGATGAGATCATCAGAGCCGATCGTGTTTCCGCCGGCCGACGTACCATCATTGGACGAGCTGCCAACCGCAGCGACTAGGTTGCCGCTTTGGAGCGTCGACGTTAGGATGCCCAGCGGCATAGAAAAGGCCGACCCCAGGCCCGTTGTAAAATCCGCCACGAGTGCGCGGCCGAGGCGTTTTGCGAAAGTTGAGATCAAGAATGTTTCCAGGTTGAAAGCCGAATCCTGCAGCAGCTCGATCGAGATCTTGACCATTTTGGAGCTGTATTTCCAGGCTCCGAACATGATCTGGCCGAGCGAAACGTCCTGAGACGTAACTTGCTGTCCTTCCCCAATTCTTTCGCCCACGACCAGGGTGTCGTTCTCGGTTGGGTAGGGCAAGGGCTGCCCGGTCGCTGTGTCCCAAATTGTCGAGACGTCGCCGTCGAGCAACGGGCCGTAGAATTTCAAGGCTTCGCAAATTTGGTTCACAAACCCAACTGGCACGAAGAACCCTACGGTCGCGCCCGGGTACGCGCCCTCCCCGCCTGAACCCATATCGCGATATTCTTTTTCGAGAAGGGCGCGCTGCTCTTGCGGCATCAAATTAGTGCCGAGGCGCAAATAGTTCATGAACGCGGCGCGATGTTCCTTCTCCTTCGGTGTCTCTCGGCGTTGCTGGTGCTGAGGCCCGCCGCGGAACTCGTGCGGATCCGGATCATCTTGCTGGACGAAATCGCCGCCGAGGACACCGGCTGTCATGCCGTTTTCTATGGTCTCGATTTCGACTTTCAGCGCTTTGGCGCGCCGAATTAGGTCGTTAAATTTGGCCGTGTCCGCGTCGGATAGGTTGCCGCGGGCGTGAAGTTTCTTTGCTTCTCGAAGGAGCTCGCCGCGCTCCTGGCGCAGGGAGACGTTAACGTCTTGCATACGAATATTCCTTTGCTGTTGGGATTACTCGCGTGCGCACCGCCTGCGCGAAGGCCGCGGCCGTACACATGATTCACGCTGGCTTTGCGTTCAGGCGAGCGGCGTCCCGCGCCAGTGCGGATCACTTACAAACTTTGCGAGAGCACCCCGGCGCGAAGGCCGGCGTCTAATCGCATGCTCCAGGTGGCTTACCATCCAAGGTAACTCGCATCCGAGACCACCTGGAGCACTCACAATCCAGGAGATGGATCTTTGAACCGCTTTCATTGTAAACCAGTTTTGTCCGCGAATGGTTCAGTCGACATCCGCCAGTTCCAGGTCGCGGCCGCGGACGCGCGCGCGATCGGCTTCGGCTTGGTTGCTCGGGTCGGCGTCGTCCTGAGCAGCTAGCATGCTCTGCTCACATCCGCAATTTTCATCCGTGCAATCTTCATTGCTGCAATCTTCGTGGTCACCGGCCTGGCACTCGTGACAGTCACACTCGCATTCATCGGAAGATGAATCGTCGGCCGCGCGAGCGACCGGAGCGGTCAGGCGGCCTTGCACCTTGGTACGCAGTTCCGCTGGCGCCGATTGGAACGTGCGATCGGTAAGCTGCGCACTGGTCTTTGGGTATGCGCCTTCCAAGACAGTGCTGACGTCGAACAGTTCATCGACTTCGATGATCGTGCGCAGCCAGTAGCTTGTACCATCACCCGCTGTCCTCTCTTCCCAGGTCTGGCCTGCATCAGTAATTGTGAATGCGAAGCTCGATTCCTGGACGTCGCCGCGGCGAACGAGTTCGACTAAATTGGGTGGATTAGTGCTGCTGGGCAAGAGGGTTTTATAGTAAAGCCCGTCGTCTGCGTCGACTATTTGCAGTGTTCCGGCCCGCGTGGTACCGAGAACGCAGAGATTGTTGTGCTGGAAATTGTGTACCACGTTCGGAAGCTTGGCGAGCGCTCTAGTGAAAGCGCCTGGTTGGATGATTTCGTAGATCGCGAAGTCCGCCCACCCCAGGTTATTGGATCGTACTCCATAGCTCGCCGCCCTGCCGACGAGATACACTTTGCCGTCGCTGGCGCGTTGCATCCGCACTTGAAAGCTACGGGTTTCGCGATCGGAACAAACTTCGAGCAAACGGTAGTCGTTTTTCATTTTCAGTTTTCTCCTAGTCTCATCGCCGCCAACTTCGCGGCCTTGTTCGTGAATTGTTCAGCGAGATCGCATCGATAGCGCATGGTGTGCCACGCGGCCGCAACATTTAGCTGGCGCTCGAGGTTCGCGCGGACCGCGGGCTCGAGATTCATCACATATTCGTCTGTGAGCGCTTCGAGCAGCGCGGCGCCGCCCTCGTGGTCGAGGATCATGTATCGGTCTTCGGCGTCTGCGATCTCGGCCGCGCTGAGCGGCGCTGGCGCGGCGATGGTGTCAGCAATATCGCGTGGGTCTCTCATGGTTTATCCTTATCGCGTCTCTCTTGGCGGATCGTACTTCAACACGATCTTGTGCTGCCGCCTCGCGCGGTCCAGCGCGGCAATAATAAGTTGCTCCACCAGCCGGTCCACCGGCAGCGGCTGAGGAAGCTCTGCGCCATACTCGGCGGCTTTCAGGTACAGCTCGGCCGGGATCTCAACGCTGGATTTGATCGGCAAGCGGAACTTCAGATCATCGTCAGGCATTGGTCGTTTCCTCCACTTTCTTGCGCGCTTCGAATTCTTCCTTCGTTTCCCAGGGACATCTGGCGCCTTCGAACAGATACTCCGCGGCGTGACCGTAGGGCCATTCGGCAACAAGCGCGGCACGATGTTGCTGCCACATTGCCCGCGCGTGCGCCATCGATTCGAAAGGAAAATCGGGCGAGCGCGCCGGCATCAGCTCGGGCCCGTACCGAAGCCACCAGCGTTGATCGGCGCTCAGTCCGCCGATGAGTCGTGTTCGTCGTGATCTGCGGCGAGTGCTCATTGCTCGCTTGGCTCCAGATCCAGGCCGAGCGCGTGGTATGCGCGCTGTAGCGCAAGCGTGGCGTCCCTCTCAATCGCAACCCATGGACTCGGCTTATCCTGCTTCCAGCGATCCTGGACCACGGCGCCGTTCTTGGCGATGGCGGCGCGCGCTTCAAGGCGGCGATCGTAGTTCTCGACCATGATCTGGAGCATCAAATAACCGCCCCCGTCGAGATCGAGCTCTTCGGACAGAGATCGCCACAGCTTTCGCGCTGATGGACTCAAGTTTGCTGGTGATTTAGCCTTCATTCCTTTTCGTTTCCGGCACTATTCTTTACGCCGGTGCATCGTCCATTCGCGTCTCGCCACGCAGCGGTCGTTTGTAAGTTATTGATTCTAAAAGACATCCCCTATTCCCCTATTTTCAGGTCCTGTGGTTTCAACGACTTGTGGAGACTCAATCGCTCCTTTGCGGAATAGCGCGAGCTCTTCAGCGATGTGGTGAAGCGCGCGAGAGATCGCGAATAGGCCGTCTACGACGTTGGCTGGCTCAAGGTTTCTGTCAGCTTCGTTCGGCGAGATCAGCGTCTCACGTAGCGCATGGTAAAGCAGGTCTTCTTTCATTGAAGCTCCAACGCACCCGCTCGCGTTGCTCGGGTGTTCGCATTCGTGGGGGGATTCTTAAGGGGGGAGTGATATAGAGACGAGCACTGACCGCGAGCACTGACCGCAAGTGATCGCAACTGCTCGGCTGTGATCGGTACTGCTCGCATAGTGCTCGCGGGGTTCATCGCGCCAACTCCCACCTTCTGCCAGAACGAGTTACCTTACCTTTCGCG